AACGGCTTCTCAGACAACACAGCCGTCTACAACGGGAACCAGATTTGGTTTATGAACTACATGCAGGACATCAAGGTCGTCGAAGGCGGTGAGGTGGACTTTGTGTGGTGTGACGAGCTTGTGCCGGCCGACTGGCTGGAGACCCTCAAGTACCGTTTGGTCACTCGCAACGGGAAGCTTCTAGTGACCTTCACGCCGATTCAGGGCTACACCCAGGTGGTTAAGGAGTTCATATCCACCTCCAAGATTAAGCAGTGGAAAGAGAGTGAGCTTCTTCCCAACAACAACGTCATCGGAGTACCGAAAGGGAACATGCCCTACATGGCAGAAGGCGTCTACGGGAAGCATGGCTGCATCTGGTTTCACTCAAAGCTCAATCCCTACAACAACTGGGATCGGATGTGCCAGACGCTCAAGGGGCGCAGCACCCATGAGATCAAGATCCGCGCCTATGGCTGGGCGGATCAAACCGCGGGCAGTCAGTTTCCCATGTTTGGGGAGCAAAACATTTTTTCGGACCCCATAACCGAACTGGTTCCGGAAGGGACAAACTACATGGTGGCCGATCCGGCCGGAGCCAGAAATTGGTTCATGCTCTGGGCCAGGGTTGACGCTTATGGCACCATCTGGGTCTACCGCGAATGGCCCGACCAGAGCTACGGAGAGTGGGCGCTTCCAAGTGACAAGGCTGACGGCCGTGCAGGTCCGGCACAAAGAAGCGGAGCCGGCCGCGGAGTCAACGAATACACTGAACTTGTTTGGTCCCTAGAAACCCATGCTGACAAACGCGAGGAGATCGCAGAACGCTACATTGATCCGCGAAGCGCGGGCACGGAAACTACGAGTAAGGAGGGCGGTATTACTCTGTTGGACCTGCTTCTTGATGCTTCTGAACCTCTTTATTTCCTCCCTGCTGCTAGTGTATCAGTGGATGAGCGTGTTTTGATCATCAACGATTTGCTTTGCTTTAATCGTGAAGCGGATATTGATATTAAAGAAAACCATCCGCGGTTGATGGTGCATGAAAGCTGCCAGAACCTGATTTACTCTTTGAGAGAGTGGACTGGTCACGATGGCCAGAAGGGAGCTTGCAAAGATCCAATTGACGCTCTTGGGTATCTTGTGGTAATGCAGCCTAGCCACACCAAGCAATCAAACAAAGAGTGGCAAAAGTTTAATAAGTGCGGGAGCTATTAAAGTATGTTAAGAACCAACACTGATGTTCTGGCTATCGCCTCAAAGAATCCGCATGTAGGCGAGCTTTTGAGCGAGTATAACCGCGCCATGATCAACTCCTCTCAGGGGAATTTGGTCACTAAGTTTGACAACATTCGTTTCTGCCGGTGGCCTGGGCAGACGGATGACGGCAAAAAGCACTCTGAAAACCGCTCTGAAGGAGATCCAGCCTGGCCTTTCGAGGGAGCCTCTGACGTTCGTGCCCGTCTGATTGACGCCACCTGTAACGAGCTTACCTCCCTCCTTGTGGGAGCCTTCCAGAAGGCTGAACTGCGCGCCAGTGGCACAGAACTCAGCGACATGCCAGTCTCCCAGATTGGCACCACACTGCTTCGCTGGATTCGTGACTGCAAGATGCCTCAGCAGCTCTACAAGGAGGCTACCCTGGGCGCCCAGTACGCACTTCAGTACGGATGGAGCGCCTTCTTTGTGGGCTGGCAGCAGAGCATTAGCAAGCGCTCGCAGCCCATCAGCATGGACCAGATCATCGGACTGGCTCAGCAATCTGGCAGTGAGGTGCTTATGGAGCTCCCTCAGCTCATTGTCAGCGCCCCCGAACAGGCGGCCGAAATCATGCAGACTGCCATCCCGTCCTTGAAAGCCAGTGACGCGAAGCGGATGGTGCGTGAGCTGGCGGAAACAGGCGCCACCTCGATGGATGAGGAGTATGTCAGCAAGAATCTGCCTGAAATTGTGGCCCTGAAGCCTTGGGACGAGATCATTTTCCCGCCTGAAACCGCGGATTTGCAGCGTTCCCGCGTGATTTTTCGCCGGACATGGATGTCTGAGGTGGAATTGCGTGAAAAAATCACGACTGAAGGCTGGAATCCGGATTGGGTGGAGCGTGCGTTGCAGCAGCTGGGCAAATCCAGCTCCTACTACAACATCAACCTGCTCCCGACCACCACCATGATGGTCTACAACGGTGTGAACTACATGAACATGGTCGAGGTGGTGTACTGCTACACCAAAAGCCTTGATGGAGACGCTCCCGCCATCTTCTACACGGTCATCTGTCCTCAGGCAGCCTCGAATCGCATCTCTGACGGTGACTCTTGGGCGATTCACGAGCGTCTTGACTACGCCCATGGCGAGTACCCTTTTGTGGAATTCCGCAGGGAACAGATCCGCCGCGCAATTACAGACACCCGCGGTATCCCTGAGCTTTCCCAGACCGATCAGGATGAAATCAAGGCGCAGCATGACTCGATTCGCGACCATACTGCCTTCTCCACGCTGCCTCCCATCAAGGTGGTCAAGCGTGTGGGCGCCATCAACAAGATCGGCCCAGGCGTGTCGCTGCCGGTTACCAACCAGAACGACTACACGTTCATGGAGCCACCGGCCCGCGAGCCTACTGTAGCGTTCAACCTGATTCAACGTGTTGAGCAGCAGCACGCAGCCTACTTTGGCACCAGCAACGGGAACGTGCCCCCCATGACCACCCAGATGCTCCAGCAGGCTCTGGTCAACTCATGGTTGCTGTCTTGGCGCTCCGTGTTCCGGCAGATGTTTTCCCTGTGCTGCCAGTACATGCCGGCCCAAGAGATCCAGAGGATCACGGGTGGCCAGCTTCCGCAGAACCTGTCTGAGATTCATAACGAGTTTGACATCAATGTCCGGTTTGACGTGATGAACTTGGACAAGGAGTACATTGCTCAGAAGGTGGACTTCCTGACCAAAATTAAGCAGATGGATTCTGGCGGAGTGCTGAACGCAAATCGGATCACCGAAATGCTGATTCAGGCCATTGCGCCTGAGATGGCTTCTGAACTGATCCTAAATCAAGAGCAGGCTTCGCAGAAGATGTTCAAGGACGTTCAGACTGACATTGGGATGATGCTTCTTGGGAACGAGGCTCTGTATCAGGAGAACGACCCCGCGGCGCAAACCAAGATGCAGTTTGCCCAGCAGGTCATGCAGAACAATCCCAAGGCTCAGGCTGCGCTTCAGCAAGATCAAAACTTCCAGCAGCTTTTTGAAAACTATGTGAAGAACTTGCAGATGAGCATCATGCAACAACAAAACGCTCAGATTGGCAGACTTGGAGTAACTCCTATTCAACAACAGCCTGGACAATGACACAAAAAGAACGCGCAGCTTACGGCTTTGCCGGCAAAAACCACATGTGGGATCAGATCATCGAGACGATCCAACAGATGCAGGAGCAGCTTTGGATGTCCGCGGTTGGAAACGGTGTCAAAGGCGAAGATCGTGCTCACGCTTGTGGTCAAGCAGATGGCGTAAATCTGGTTTACTCAACACTTTTAACATTAAGAACAGAAGCATTAAAATTAAATGGCTTGACTGAGGAAAAAGATTTGGCATAACGCCAATAACGGCCCTTCCAGCGTTACTGGATTGTAATTAAAAAAGGACACTTGCGACCTTAACCGCATGAACGAAAACGAAGCACAGCCTGATTCCGGTAATCAGGAGGCAGAATCAAATACCGTTGCTCAGAAACTCGGTTTAATGGACGAAAGGGATCTTAGTGATCTTTTGAAATCCAACTTCCTTAACGAGGAGGAGGCATTTCCGGCCACACAGGAGCAGGGAGAATCAGAGGCAGTGGATTCCTCTTCAGAGGACGATCAGCAGGCTGATGATGATTCCGAACATCACGATACCAGCTCTTTGACTAAGGGCGTCCAAAAACGCATCAACAAATTGGTTGCCGCGAAGAAGGCCGCTCAATCAGAACTGGAAGCGCAAAAAGCGCGCTTGGAAGAGCTTCAAAGGGAGCTTGAGACTGCAAAGTCTGCGGCCCCCGTAAAGCACCAAGATCAAACTGATTTTGCCGAATCACTTGAAACCTTTGACCAGGTTAAAGTGGAATACGACAAAGCGGTAGAAGTCTTGCTGTGGTGCGAAGACAACATGGATGGAGGCGTGATTACGTTGCCTGATGGCACGGAGCACGAACTTTCAGACAGGGACGTCAGAGCAATGAAGCGCACCGCTCTTAAGCGCAAGGAAATTGAGCTACCTGCTCGTCTGAGCTACCTGCAACAGCAGGCACAGGCAGACACACAGGTAACCGCTGACTTTCCTTGGTGGGGAAAGAAGGAGACTGAAGAGTACCAAGTTGCTCAACAGATCATTCGAGATTTTCCTGAGCTTAAAAGGCGGCGGGCAGACTGGAAGCACCTTGCTGGATTGGTTGTTTTGGGAGCCAAGGCTTATGCCGAACAAAAGGCAAAAGCAAAAGCGCCACAGCAACAAATCAGAAGGGCGCCAGTGCAGCCTGGAGGATCCAAGGCAGCGCCAAGCAGCACTTCTGGAAATGATCAGACAAAGGCCAAACAACAGTTTGCAAAAACTGGAGGCAATCGTGATGGGTTAACCGACTTGGTAAAAGCAATGAACTTTGTTTAGTTCACGCAGTAAAACGCAGTAACCTCATTTATTTATGCCCATTCTCACTGAACCCAATCTCTCCGGCCGCGGTAAACGCGAAGACCTCATGGACATGATCGCCTTGGTTGACGCCAAGGACACGCCGTTCACGTCCATGGCCAAGAAAGGATCCAAGCCTGGCAACATGTACTTCCGCTGGCAGTCCGACAGCCTTCCTCTTCCTCAGGTTGGAGGCGTTCCGGACGGCGTTGACGTAAACCTCGTCAGCGGCGTTGATAACTACGTTGTCAACTACCGCTCTGAGCTTGCCAACTTCGCTCAGATCTACCGGCGTGCAGTCCGTGTTTCCAAACTCACTCAGGACATCGCTGATGTTGCTGGCGTGCGTGACGAACTGGCTGACAACGTGGCCAAGGCCATCACTGGCATCAAGCGCGACATGGAAGTCACGATGACCTCCAATCAGGTGTCCCAGATTGACACCGGCAACCAGACTCAGGCTTATCGTACCGCTGGTGCGCAAACCTGGATTGCGACTGGTGGCGCTGGGACTCCTACTCCTGGTGGCATTCCTTCGATCTTCCAAACGCCTTCCACCTCGATTGTCGGGACTGGCGCAGCGCTTGGAACCTCGCTGACGGACGCCGTTGTGCAGGGCTTGCTTAAGTCGATCTTCGACCAAACCGGCCACTACACCTCGTTCGACTGCATCGTTGGGACGGACCTGAAGCGTGCCTTCACTGGCTTGCTGGGGACCACCTCCCTGACGACTGTGGCCGGCACCTCAACCGCGCCGCTGGCTGCTGGCGCAACGAAGGTGCAGACCTTCCAGCGTGACGCTGCCGCGGACACCTACATCCAGAGCCTAGATGTGTTCCAGGGTGACTTTGGCACGGTGCGCTTGCATCCTACCACGTTCATCGGCACTGTGTCCGGCACGTCTTACACACCTACTCCCTTCAAGGGGCTGGTGCTAGACATGAACCTCATCGAAGTCCGGTACGGCGGCAATGTGGCTCAGGTCACTGCCCTTACCGACAACGGTGGTGGACCTGGCCGGTTGGTTGAAGCTGTTGCTGGTCTGGTTGTCGGGAACCCTCTGGGCCTCGGCAAGTTCGACTACAACGCTGCCTAGTAGTTACTGAACGCCGGGAACCAGGCGTGACAGCCGGAGAGACGGCACCTTTTTGGGTGGTTCGCATAGCGGCTATTGCAGGAGACTGTAAATCTCCCGCCTTCGGGCATCATTGGTTCGAGTCCACTACCACCCACCACTTTTATGACTGTACTTCCAATACCTGTAATTCCAGAACTGATCCAGCGCTACACTGGCGTTCTTCCACCAGCAGACCTCCTTATTCTAGCCACCAGAAAGCCCGCCAGCAGCGGGCCTGAGGGCACAAATGGGTCAGCAATGCCGGCAGGCAAGATCAGCCCTTACAGTGGCATTTATGACGCTCAGGGACGCCTCCCGCGGATCCCTGGTTCTGGAACCACTTTTATTGCTCGTGTATGATCAGTATCCCTGAAAATCTTGTCGGAGAACTTGAGGCAGAATTGCGCCGCGGTTGGTTGCGTAATCAAGTTGAAGCAAAGGCCGCAGCTAAATCCAACGCTCGCTTTAACGCTGAAAGACACAAGTCAATTGAAGGACTTGGTCAAAAGATTGCAACGATACCGGCAACAGCTTACCATTTCTGGGGGCAAAAGTTGGGATATGGATGCTGGAGCGACAAGGCATTCATGGACGAGTTTCTGCGTGACAATCCAGAGTGCAGGGTGAATAGTGGCGGCACCAAAGAGATTCACGTTGGTTGGACTCCACCTAGCAAATGAAGACAGTTCCATTTAGCGCAATTCTAGCAGAGTCATGCCAGCTCATTGGCCTTGATAGAAACACGCTAAATGACAAGTCCTTTGCGACCATTCGTGACTTTGCCAATCGCCGGCTAAGCATGATTTGGGATCGGGAAGATTGGCCCGATATTCAAGAGGTTGTTCAGGTTTGGCCTGGGATTCCAATTACCAACGTCACAACGGAGCCAATTTCGCTTTTGACTCAAAGTGGAATTGATATTTTGCAGGAAAATGGGCAGCTTTTGTACTTTCAAAATTCTGAAAATACACTGTCCTGCACGCTGACTCTTGACACTAATTATCCCAGAATTTATCTTAGGGATTTTGGTGGCCAAGCATGGCAAAAAGGAACGGTTGGAGAGTCGCTAGTCAATATCATCAATCCGTTCTTTATCACCAAGGAAGACGGAACTCGGATCAGCTCTGCAAGCTCACAGTATCAATTTGAATACACGGTCGCAGAGGAAAATACCAATCCTTACATCACTTCCGTAACTATTCAGATTCCATGGGGCACTCCTGAGTGGACTAACATCATTGGATCAACACTGGAGTTTCTGGGAAACAGGCAACCAATTACGGTTGTTTCCGGCCAAGCCATTGGCTGCTGGACAGACGATCCGCGGAAGACATCCAGATGCAGGGATGACTCGTTCATTGTTGAGAACATGCCGGACATAGACACCAGCACGTCTGTGTCTACTCAAAATCTTAGTCAAGAGTTGTTTGTGCTGAGATTTGCTGGATTTGAGACAAGGTTTGTCTTGTTGCGAAACACGGCACCATATTTGTTTGGCACCAGGCTCGATGCGACAATCGCTTACCCCGCTGGCGCTCAGGTGTACTATGACACAAGCCAGGGCAGTTCGGCCTACAATCCGCCCAACAAAAACCTGCCTGTATCTGGCAATTTTTGGAACACATACGCAAATGCGGCCATTGGCGTTTTGCCGTCAAATCCCAGTTTCAACTGGAAAGCCACAAGAATTCCATTCCGATTTAAGAGCTATCTGGTCAACTCTGTGTCTGCCGACTTCTTAAGATCGGAAGGCAGGGCAACAGAGGCAGACACGCTTGAAGGAATGGCTGAGGTTGCGGTACAACAGCAGATTGACGTGTTAGTCAGGCAGCAGGGGCAGGTCCGTAAAATGAACATGGTTTACAGCTACTAGCATGATTACCAGATTCTTACGAAAAAGAAATCAGGACACGGCAAAACTGATCAATAAAAACTTTGCCAGAATTCAGGTTTCTGGCAACAATCAGACTTTTAAGTTCAAAAAGACAGTTAGCTCCGCGCCTGTCGATGTAAACTACCTTAACACTGAAGCCGGATTTAGGCTTACCACAGAAAGCGCAGAAAACTTGATCTTGGAATAATATGGGCGACAGAATCACTCAGCTTCCAGTAGCATCCACTGTAGACGGAACGGAGATTGTTCCAATCGTACAGGGAGGAACAACCAAGCAGGTTGTTGGCTCAATCCTCCGCCGGCCTATTGGCACCGCTGGGGGCGATCTGACAGGCTCCTTTCCAAATCCAACACTGGCTGCAATTACGACTGCGCAAGTGGCTGTTGGTAGCGTGAGCGATATCCCTGTTATTTCTGTTGACGCAAAAGGCCGCGTTACAGGCCTGACCACTGTTCCAAATGTAGAAGGCACGGTTAGGGCGATTGGGCCTGGTGAGGGCTTGTTGAACAGGAATGGAGGAGGAATTCCAAATAAAATTCCAATTTATGACATTGGAGAGCTGATGGTTGATTTTGGCACAGGGCCTAATCAAGCTGCCATGGGCAACGATGCCAGGTTTGACACGATTCCGGCACCAAGTAACCTAAGCCCATCTCCTGACTCCAACTCTCCAGTTGTTGGTACAAGTACAGCTTTTGCCCGTGCGGACCACTCACACCCAAAGGCCGTCACCGCAATCACTGGTGATGTAGTTGGATCCGGAACTGAGACGATCAATGCTCAGCTTATTTCCATAACTTCCGCCCAATCAAATGTCGGCAGCCTTACACAGATTCCTCAAATCAGTGTTGATGCCAAGGGCCGCGTGACCAGTCTGACGACTGTCGCAAATCCTCAGACAGCAATCACTTCTTTGAGTGGCGATGTAGTTGCCACAGGGCCTGGGGCTGCGTCTGCGCAGTTGTCTGCGTCTGGAGTTCTTGCTGGCACTTATGGATTCGCAGCTTCTGGAAGGGTTGCATCAATCACAGTTGACAGCAAGGGGCGCATTGGGGCTGCCAGCGATGAGGCCATTGTTCTTCCTACAGAAAAGCAATCCAGCACAAATGTGGCAGTTGGATATGGGGTAAAGAGTTTTACCTTTTCAAACGCCACAGGAGTTGTTCCATATTTTGTTAATCAGGCTGTTACTGCATTTGCGACAAACAACCAGAGGTGGATGTCTGGATTTGTTACTGCTTGCACAACAAATTCTGTATCAATTGCTGTTGTTTCAATTTTTCCGCTTTTTGAAACCTCATTTAACTCTTGGAGAATTAGGCCAGGATTAAATTTGCAGGTTGATTTTGCGGGAGCAGCTCCTGGCCAAGTATTGGCATTTGATGGTCTGGGAAGAATAGTTCCAAGCGCCGGAGGCAGCGCAAACGCAACCGCCATTCAGGGGAGAGATGTTTCAGCAACTGCTCCTGATGTTGGGAATGCCTTGATTTGGAATGGCTCAACATGGAGTCCTTCCGCGCCTTCTGGCGGCAGCTCTACAATCTGGAATTCAACCACCGCTTACCAGCCTGGAGAAATTGTTTCTACAACAAGCTCAGATCCAGCATGGGTGTGCGTTCAGGCAAACACAAACAATTCTCCAACTATTGGATCTCAATACTGGAGTCCAATTGTAGCAAACGCATTTCAGCTACAAGGAAATGATGTAAGCCAAAACATTCCAAATGACGGAGATGCGCTTGTTTGGGATGATGCCTTGCAGCAATGGAAGCCAACGGCCGGCGGGGCCGGAACAGACGCAACAGCATTGCAGGGCACTGCGGTGTCCACGGTCGCCCCAACCAATGGACAGGGCTTGGTTTTCGATGGAACCGCTTGGGCGCCGGCCGTGGCCGCCAGCAATGCAACTCAACTCCAAGGAACTGCAATAGCAACAGAACCAAATCCAAATGCACTTGAGGTGCTTACATGGGCGCAAATCAGCACTGGCGGCGGCGATTATGAGTGGCGGCCTAGGCCATTGCCAAACTTTGGGAATGCAACTGCCCTGCAAACTACTCCGGTGTCTGCAACTGCTCCAGCAGCTTCTCAAGGGTTGGTCTTTAATGGGACAGATTGGGTGCCAACAAATGTGCTTAATGTTTCCCAATATTCTGGATCACCAAGCTCTCAAGGCGCACCGGCTGGCTGGATGCAGGTAGTTGTGCCAGGACAAGAATCGCCGTGCTTCGTTCCATTTTACGTCTAATTTATGGCTGACATCAAAATCTCCCAACTTCCAGCGGCACTCACTGTATCTGATGCAGATGTTTTGGTGATCAATCAAGGTGGAGTCACCAAGCGAGCAACGCGAAATCTTGTAAGGAATGCCGGAACTGTCAGCAGCATTTCTGCTGGAACAGGCCTGTCAGGTGGCACAATTACCACAAGTGGCACAATTGCACTGGCAACTCCTGTGGCCATTGCAAACGGTGGCACCGGAGCAACAACGGCTCAGGCCGCCATGGATGCCTTGGCTGGGGCCACAACCTCCGGTCAGTATCTTCGAGGCAACGGAGTAGATGTTGTGATGTCTGCCATTCAAGCGGCAGATGTACCAACTCTGAACCAAAGCACGACTGGCACTGCCGCAAACGTCACTGGGACTGTAGCCGTGGCCAATGGCGGCACTAACGCAACAACGGCTCAAGCTGCCATTTCAAACCTTGGCATTGGGATGCGGATGGTCGAGGCTCAGACAACAGCCAACATCACCGGCAACATGGTTGGTAATGTGTTTACTGTCACCGCAACAGGAGTGTTTGCGACAGATGGATACACTCCAGTGCTGGGTGACATCATTGCGTTTGCACTT